ATTGCTAAATATGGACAAGATAAAAACTTTGAGTGATTTGAATGGCTTACCTTTTAGAAAAGGATAAGACCACATCTGATGAAATTGTTCGCTTATTTGAAAAAATAAGAGTGGCTTATCTTTCTGCACGAACCGACCCAAAGGAGTACGGTTCTAAATGGAGAAGTGCTATTGATAATTTAATTGAGAGTTATGAACAGTCTAATGCACTGTCTAATGAATTAAAAAACTTTATTGATAATTCAGATTTAGAAGCAGATGATGTGAAAGACCCTCAATCTCAAAATGCAGAAAAAATATTTGAAGGTATTAAATCATTACGCTATTCTTCTGAATCAATAGACGACCCTTTTGCTAAGAAATTTAAAGGTAATGTTCTTGAAGCATTACTATCTTCAACAGGAAATATGGTTAAATTTTTGCACTATGCCATAAGGGCAGATGATAAAACACTATCTCCTGATATTTACTCGGTTAAAGACATGGAACCCGATGATATTACGGGGGGTCTTAAGGGACTTGACCTAGAAGTGGATGACATAGACCTCTATATTATCGAGCATTATGGTGATGGAAAAGACTCAAACAAAGTTAAATCTAAAGTAAAGGCAGCCATGTCCATATTAGAATTAATTTTCTTATCAAAGAATGATAAAGATAATTGGGAAGAACTTGAAGAAATAGAAGGCTTACCTGTTAAGAAATCAAAAGAAGAAAAGTCCACAGAAGAAAAAGCCCAAAGTGATTTTATTATTCCTAATAAACCAATGTATAGAATTTTTGATATTGAAGATATGAATGAACTTAAAGGATTTAGTGGAGAATATTATGTTCAAGAAAAATACGATGGTTTAAGAATACAACTGCATAAAATTGATAAAAAAATAAAAATTTATACCTTCGATAAAAAAGACATTACTTCTAAATGTAAAGAACAAGTTAAAGAAATGGAAAAGAAACACTTTGGAGATTGTATATTAGATGGCTCTTTGATTCTTTTTAATGGAGATGATGCACAAAATAGAGCAAAAACAATCTCTCATCTCTTTGATAAAGAAGAAACAGAAGGAACATTAAAAATGCATATGTTTGATTTATTAAGACATAATGAGAAATCATTACTTGAAGATAGACTAGACCAAAGAATGCAATTAATGTTTAATAATTATTCTATTCATTCTAGTGAGATGCTTACTTTCCCTTCAAAGAAAGATACTCGTTTAGCAGATTCAATCAAAGACATAGAAGAATACTCGAAGGCTATTATGGATATGCCACCCGCAGAAGGAGTTGTTATTAAAGATTCAACTTCAACTTATTATGTTGGAACAAAAAAGAATCCTAAATGGATTAAGTGGAAGAATTTTGTTGATTTAGATTTAAAAGTATTGGATAAAAAATCATCTAATGGTAATTATTCTTATACATTAGGAGCAGGTCCAATAGAAGGCGAAGGTAAGAACTATCAAGATATGGAAGGTAAAACATATATGGTTGTTGGAAAGGCTCTCAACACCAAAATATCTGCTGACTTAGGAAGCATAGTACGGGTCAAAATAGACAGCGTAAAGAAAGATGGGGAACGGTTTATTGTCAATTCTGCTAAGGTCATTGAGATACCTGAAGCACAAAACCCCGACAAGGTGATTACTCTTGAAATGTTAGCAAGCGATGAGAAGAAGTCATTAAACTACAAGGTTGAAGCATTTGAAAAAGGTATTCAAATTACAGACCATATTCACGGTGAGGCTTCGATTTTAATTAAAGGTGATATGGATGGATTTACTATCTATGGTTTTGAGGAAGATAACTTGATGGCTAAAAATGCTCTTGTTGATTTAGACCTTTGGAAAAATCAAGCGGAAGAAATTATGAAAACCAAACAATCTCGATTAACTGTTGCTGGTTTCCAACATATGAAAACAACCGGACCAAAAACAATTAAAGAACTGCATAATTATTTAGTCAAAAATCATAAAGACTTATATGAGGACATTCTTGAAAGTAAGTTTGATAAACTTAAGGGTTGGATGAAACAAAGAGATGGTATTTCTTATGATGAGAAGACTAAGAAACTTTATGCTGAAGATGATAAGATAATGCAAGAAAGTGATATTCTTAAGGAATATAAAACACCAAAGGAATATCAACAAGGTGAATTTAAATTATATTTAAGAGATGATGATAATTTAAATCTAGTTATTAAACTAAAAGATGAAACAATCAATTGGCTTATTGATTTAGAAAAATCAAATGATATATTTGACTTGTTTGGTAAAGCAGGTAAGTTCCCTGCTATGGTAGCAAATAACATATCTAAGAGAAAAACAATTGATGAAGGTAAAATAAGATTAGGAGTACAAAAACATGGGTATCATGAGTATTTCCTTGAAGGTAATAAGTTTGAAACTAAATTCAATATAAGAATGATTAAAGTAGATGGTGAAGAAATGTGGTTAGCATGGTCTGGATATAAACAAACTCCTGCTGATGAAGACAGCGATAGTGGTTTATGGAATATCTATGAGGATAGGCATAACAAATTGCCCCTTCCGAAGAAATAATGCGAGTCTATTATATACTCAAAGTGAGTAGGAGCGTTTGAGGAACATGGCTACAAGCGTTATGGCAACAAGGAATGATGATTTCACCATTCTAAAGGGCAGTGACGACTTGATGATTGGAGGATATGCAAGCATTGAAATCGTGGATAAACAAAACGATTTGATTACATTAAAAGCATTACAAGAATCAGTAAAAAAGTTTATGGAAGACTCAAAGTTTAGAAATGTAATGACAAATCATTCAAATGTTCAAGTTGGAGAAGTTGTTGATTCATATAGAGATAAAAACGGAAAATTATGGAAATCCGAAGTAGATGATGTGGGATTCTTTGTTGTAATTAAATTAAGAGATGACATTGAAAAAGCAAAGGAAGTAGGGAGAAATATTCGCAAAGGGTCTTTAAGGTCATTTAGCATTGGTGGACAAGCATTACAAAAAGTAAAGAAAAGCCACAACGAATTAGGGGAATATAACGAAATAAGTAAGTTAGAACTCCATGAAGTGACAATATGCGAAAAAGGAATTAACCCCGAAGCGAAATTCGATATTTTAAAACAAGATATAGGAAGTGAAAAAATGAGCGAAAAATTAGAAAAAGCACTGAGCGAGTTAGATACTCTTCTCGAAGAAGTTAATATGCTTCGTAAGGAAGAAGAAAACGATAATATGAAGGAATCAGCAGACGAAATGATGGATAATCCACGAATGCCAGAAAAGGAAGCATTTGAAATGGCTGATGGTGAAGAAGACGAAGACGAAAATATGAGTGAAATGTCGGAATATTCTGAGTATGAAAAGGAAGAGAAAGCATACCTTCGTACTCTTGATGGCGCAGGAAACCAAATTGGTGAACCTGCTGACCGAATCGTGATTAACAACGGTAAGCCAACTTCGTCTGATATGCCTGTCGTTAAGGCATTCAACAACAATGAATTTAATTCTCTTGATTTGAGCAGTTCAAACATTGAAAAGGCTTACGCCGCTTTCCGTGAGGAACAACTCGAAGCACTTGCTTACGATAACCTCCGAAAGTCCTTTGAGTCCCGATTTGCTTCGGAACGCAACGACCGTGAGAATATTCTTGCAAAGTCACAATATGATGCTGCAAGTGAAATTTCTTCTCTTAAGGAAGAATTTACTCAATTGCGAAAGTCTTTGACAGCCGAGAAGGAAACAATCCTAAAGGCTCAAGAAGAATC